CCTGAAATGTGTCAAAGGTTGACATTCCTTCATTGAACGCATCTGAAATACTGGTGTAATCTTCTTTGTTTCCCGCTGCTTCACTTGCCTTTGCCGCATAGTCATTCGCTGCACTGGTAATGCCTGAATAGTCAAATTCCACGAATGGTAATTTGTTCAGTGCTTCACATATACCTTCAATAACCGTCAATGCGGTTGACAGCAAATTGTAAAACCAAGACTGAACACTACAAATTGCATTGTTAAATGCAGTCATCATATTGGATGCCAGTGCTGCAATAGCGTTACCAATTCCAAGTGCGATGTTCGCCACTTCCAAGCCTAAGTTCTTAAAGAACTGAATTACCACATTGATACCGCCTGTGATAACTCCAAAACCTGAATTTGCAATACCTGTCAGTTCTGCGATTTTCTGACAAACCGCATAAATCAAGGCTATGATTGCAATAATGGCTATAATTATCCAAGTGACCGGGCAAGCAAGAAGTGCTGCATTAAGTCCATACTGTGCGGCTGTCTGTGCAAAAGTTGCCCCCGCTGCCATTGCCGCTGATGCTGCATGAACCGCTTCTGATGCCGCCATAACACCATTGACTACTGCAACGATTGCTGAAATGGCTGCATAAGCCGCCAAAGCTGCCACAATACCTAAAACAATGGGTTGGATGACTGACCAGTTATCAATGATTACTGATGCAATTCCTGTCACCCCTTGTAGCAACCAATCAAGGATTGCCATAATATCCTGTAACCCGGTAACGAATCCTTCTATGATTGTTTCAATAGTCCCCCAGTTTTCTGTGATAGTATCAACGAATAAAATCACATAAGGGTACAACTGACTTCCAATCACTTCCTTCATATCACCCCAAGCGTTAGTCATTTGAATGATTTTACCCTGTGGTGTGTCTGACATGGTTTCATACAGACCCGCCCAAGATTCATCAATTACTTGTGTGATTGCCGCCGCTGCTTGCATATCATCTGACATATCCACATATTCAGCACCCAACTGTGCAGCAATCTGTTCTTCGGTTGCAGTACCTTCAATAATCGCCTGTTGTGCTTCTGTGAACTCAAAACCTTTCTTGGTCATTGCATCATATGCCCCGGTCATAACCTTACCAAGACCTGTTGCATAATCTGTCATTGCAGTTGCATCCAGTTCACCGCCGCCTGACATACCCATTGCATAATTTGATAGTGTGTCCATCATCATTTCAATGGCATCTGTATCAGTAAAGTATGTGGAAAGTTCGGCTGCCCCGGCAATCATTGCTTCATCGCCATAAATACCTTTGGACTGTATTTCACTAGCCTTTTCGGTAATGGCATCAAATTCAGCCTGTAAAGCATCCGTTCTTGCCTGAACTGTAATTTCTACATCATCCACATTATTCTGAATATCATTGATTTCAGAAATGGCATCTGATGTGTCTGCGGTGACATTGGTTTCAATCATATAGTTTGAAACATAGTCATCATCAAGCATATTTGCAAGTACGCCCATCAACTGTGTTTCAGCGTTCAACTGTGTATCAAACAAGTCCATACTGTCTGAAACAAAACCGATTACCTGTTTTATTCCAAACAATCCGGCAAACGCACCAACCGCTTTTGAAATCATACTGTTCAGTTCTGATGCGTTATTTGTACCCTGTTGAATACTTCTGTTGAATACGCCCTGTTCATTTACATTGTCCCTGATGTAGCGTTCTGTTCCGCTGATTGTCTGCGACAAACGCAAATAAGCGGCATTTGCAGAAGAAACATCCATATTCTGCATTGCAGCGTTCAGTTCTTCTTGTTCCTGTATCGCACTGTTCAACTGTGACCGCAACTGTTCCATTTCATCATTTGCCGCATCCACTCCCATATTCAGCTTGTTAGTTGAAATCTGTTGTATGCGTGTCTGAATTGCCTGTAACCGCTGCTGCATATTGGAAATATCCTGAATAGCCGCATCAGGCAATATGTCAATACCGCTTGCAGTCTGTTGAATCTGTTGCTGTGTGCTGTTCAGCGTGTTCAGCATATTGTTAGCACTCTGAACCTCTTGTTCAAACCGTTCAATACCTGTGTTTGTGAATACTTCCAAATTATCCGCTTGCCACTCAACAGGTACTTCTACCGGGTCAGGCGGTGCATTTGGTTGAATTTCAGGTCTGATAGGTTCAGGATTTTCAACAAGCGGGTCAGGAATGACAGGGTTCACATCAGCATTTATGACTGTATCTGTTGGTATATCCACAACAGGCTGTTCAACAGTCGGTGCTTCAATCTCTGATGCCGATGACTGCATTGCAGCGTTCAGTTCGTCAAGTGCTACTGTTGCCTGATTGATTTCACTTCGCATACCTTCAAAGGATGAAGTATCAATATCAGCGTTCATTGTACGCTGCATATCTTCCATTGTGGAAACTGCCATATTGACAGAATTGATAATGTTGTAAAGAACACCTGTGAAATTATCCTGTAATTCAATACCAGTCTGAATTGATGACACCGCTTTCACCTACCTTTCTTTTAATGTTTCTTTTTGGCTTTGCTTTCAGCCTTTTTCTTTTCCTTTTTATCAGCTTCTATCTTCATTTTTATGGATGCGATAACAAAAGCCTTTTCCTGTTCTTCCATTTCAAGAAAGACAGAAGGAAGAATATGCAATTTCAGAAGGGCATAATAAGCATAATTTGCTTCTGCATCCCCTTCTTCGATTAGTTTTTTGCTTCATCCACCTTTTCATCAAGGGTTTTATTGAATCCCTGAAACTTCTGCATCCAAACGCAAAAGTCCTGATACTCTCCGGCATCGTCTACCATTGCATAAATCAAATCTTCCGGGGTTTTCACTCCGTAACTGTCCTGAAGCTCTGCATCATAAAGGTCAGGGTAAACGGTTGCTGCAACAATCATTTTTGCAAGGTACTGTGAACTATTCAGTTTCGGTCTGAACAGGTTCGGCTTTCCTGTTACCTGAACTTCTGTGGTGCATGATTCACGCAACTGTTCATTTTCCTTTGATGTGATGTGCCGGAACTCCCAACGAATAGGCGTTCCATCCGAACCAATCAGTGAAACGGTTGGTGCGTACTTTTCATTTTCCTTCTGTACCTTGTTGGCTTTCATAAATGCACTAAATTTTGACATAATCTTTCATTCCTTTCTGTTTATCATTGATTATAAAAAACCCCTTATATGAGCGTTATATAAACTCACATAAGGGGTTCTGATTGTTTAGTTGGTAAGAAATCCGCTAAGTTTAGCAAAGGATTCAGGCATTGAGAAATCTTCAAAAGTTCCTTCAATTTCTTCATCCAAATACTCACCGTCAGCATCGAACTTTGCAAGAATACCGCCGTCAGTGTTGCAATCATAAAAAATGATTGTCTGTCTGCCCGCATCGGATGTCGGGTCATCGTTGGTAATCTGCATTTCAAAATACACATCTTCACCAGTGTTTTTGTAGTCAAGCAATGCCTGTCTAAGAACTGACTGGTTGTAATGTGCTGTTCCTGAAAAAGTTCCTTCCATACCGCAAGATTTGTGACCTACCATGATAGCACCAAGTCTAGGTACTGTTGCCTTGGTCTTTTCAACCTTGGCTTCCATGTCAATCATCTGCATGAAATTGTATCGGCGTGTTCCGAGTGTCAAATAACATTCAGCTAACTTTGCGGCAATGGTGTCCTTGGCTTTCATAGTAATGTTGTTATTCATTCTTTATCACCATTCCTTTCTTACGCAACCGTAACTGTCATATAAAGTTTACCCATAGCGTTCACAACAGTGATTGCAGATGTTACCACAACCGCTTTTTTGGAATCGCCCTGTTCCACCGTCACATCGGAATCAGTGAAATCTTCGATTGCACCCAAATCCTGTAATTCCTGACGGATTTTTACGATGTCAGACCAAAGTGAAGTTCTACCTGATGCATTGTTTGGCACAACACCAAGGTATTTTGTGTTGAAAAGAACTGCATCATCATTACCCAACTGGTCAATGACTCTGATGGTCTGATTATCTTTGAAAACATCCCCGCAAGTGTCAGAAGTTGTGACCATTGTGTTAATATCTTCAAGTACACGAATATCACCGTTTACCTTGTGAAGAACAAATTCACCGTTCTTCACCGCCTGTTTCAATTCTGTCTGTGTGTAATCGGCTGCAACAGTGAATGAACCATCATATTTCTTGTTCTGACAAGACTTGTTGACCTCACAACCACATTCTGCACCAGTTACCCAGTACACAAGTGATGCTTCTGACCAACCATCATCAGTTGTTTTGTTCTTAACACTGATAACACCCATATAATCAGCCGCAATGTTGTAAAGTACCACCTGAAACTTGATACCCATTTCATCACGCAAACGCTTATTGAACGCAACATATAACTTCTTGGTTGTTTCATCCGTAATCACCGCACCCATTGTATTGTAGGTGTATGATTCAATCTTATCCAAATAAGTCTGATGTGCTGTTCCGTCAACAGTTCCATTTGTGCCGCCTGTCAGCGGTGTGGATGCTGTTGCAGCAAGTGTTGCATCAGTCTTGAATGTCACATAATCGTTTGCTGTCAGTTCGGATGCCTTTTCTACCGTCTGTGTGTCAACCTTGGTTGTTCCAAGATATGTGATAACATCAAACTTTTTGGAATCATCCACATTCACCTGAATAACAGTTTTCAGGTCATTACCACGCACACCGCTATATAATGCAGTAGCAAAGGTATTTGATGCCTTTTCACCGCCGCCATTCAAACGATACGCATATAATGTGCTTGCACCCATGAACAAATCAACAAGACCTTTCATCTTCTCATTGTCATAGGAATAACCAAAGATTTTCAGGCTGTTCTTCTGAAAATCACCACTGGTCACTTCAAATACTTCCCCTTCTACACCCCAGTCAAGTTCAAGGGGCATTGTTGCAATTCCCCTGTCAGACAATGTGGCTGATGCGGATGCAGCCGATACAAAGTTGATATATGCACCGGGAAGTTCTTTATTCTGTGTGGTAAAGCTACCGCCACCTAAAGCCATATTATTTCACCTCTTTCTTGTATTCTTCAATCAAACCGTCAACAGTTTTGATGGTGTAACTTTTATCTTCTTCAAGAAGGGCGTTCACCATATCCCTTTTGTTTGCATACCTTTCAGATGCAAGCAACTGTTCTTTGCTGAATGTAGGTTCAGACTGTTCAGTTTCTTCCACTGCGGTCTGAACTTTTTCAGCGGTTTTCTTAGCTGCCATAACCGTTCACCTATCCTTTCAAGTTGGTACTTGCCTGTAATTCTTCCATAGCTGTGTACTGTTCCACCTTATAAACAAAGCAGTCATAATTCACAAAGAAGTTCAGGACACCATCCACAATTTCATATTTCATCTTTGTCCCCATAATCGGTTTATCATCGCCATCAGGTGTGATGTACTCCAAGCAGTCATACAGTCTGCAAGCCACATCATTACATTCCCTTTGTTTCTGTCTGCTTTCCGGGAAATACTGGATGCAGAACTGGTTGG